GGTAGAGTAGCCGGTTCATACCCGGTATGTCATCTGTTCGAATCAGATTGCCGCTACCAGGCCCGTTGGTCAAGCGGTTAAGACACCGCCCTTTCACGGCGGTAACATGGGTTCGATTCCCGTACGGGTCACCATGGCAGAAAACACCCTAGAACTTGTTTCTAGGGTGTTTTTATTGGTTTTACCGCTTTATTCTGAGAACTCCGAACTTTTCCGTGGTAAAATATTTTTATGAACTATAGATTTTTGGCACACATAATACAGTTTTTGGATGCAAATTTGACACGCCATTTGACATGAAATTTGCCACGCTTACCGCTTATACATCCCCTGCACCACTCCGACGTTCTCCGCCCGTTCAATATCCCGCTTGTGCAGGTACTCATAGACGGCCATCATGGCCGCAGGCGGCTCGCCCTTCTGCTTGCGGTATTCCTCAATGTGGGAAACAACGGCCTTGTGCAGGGCGTTCATGTGGTTCATTTCCTCCCCGCTCAGCCTGTAGAACAGGTCTGCCAGCTCCGGGTCGTCGTGCTTGTATTCCACGGCCAGCTCCGCGTAGGTGTGCGCGTCTTCCAGCTCGTCCTCAATGTGCTCCATCAGTAGTTTGATTTCTTTCATCTGATGCCCTCCTGAATGTACGCATACAGCGTATCAATGTCCTGTTTCCCCAGCTTGAGCGTAAGTCCGATTCCGGGGATTTTCACGGGCAGCGCCTCTGTCCCCATGTATGGCTTTGCGGCGTTGTACAGGGCGTCAACATCCACCGTGCCATGCTCCATATCGTAAACGCCCAGCGCCTTTACCATGGGATGATCTGCGTACTGGGCAATAATCTTCGGGAAATTTGCGGTAAGCAGCCCCCCAGCTCCGGCAACCAGAACTCTGTCCCAGCCGGAAAGACTTGGAGCAATGCTTCTGTCAATGAATCTCGCAAGCCCTGCCTGCACGTTTTCCATAGGAATCATAAATTACCTCCTTGAAAGTATGGGGCGGCGGCTGCCGCCCCAATTGTCGGGAATCAACCGTTGCAGCACCCGCCGCACTTGGGCAGGGGGTTGTACAGCGTCTGTGCCGTGGTGCCGGTTCCGGTGGTCACGTCGGCAACCTGCTTCGGATAGAAGGTCGCGTTGGCGTAGGTCACGATGGAATTGTCAGCGCAGCAACGCCGCTCTGCCTCGATCTTGATGTCCTTGGACAGTTCAGACCGAACGCATTCCACGTCCTGACGAACCAGCGCGAAGCTGTCCTCAGTGCGCTGATTGTGTACGGCCTGATCGCACAGGGTCTTGCGAATGTCCTTGAGCTGTCCGTCAATGTAAGCGTACAGCTCAATGGATTTCTGGTCGTTGTAGGCGTTTGCCTTCAACAGCGCGATTTCAGAATCCTTGGCGGCGAGCTGCTGCTCACGATCCAGTTCATACCGACTCACGGGCATGTTCTCGCTGCACCCGCCCCAGCCGTAGCCAACCCCATAGGGCATGGCGGGCATAATGGGAGCGGTGGGAGCGGGATTGCGGTTGCCGAGAGCCAGGGCGCCCAGACCGCCCGCAGCGTTCATCACGCCCAGCGCCAGACCGGCAATACCCGTACCAAGACCGGCACCGGCTACGCCTTTGCTTGCATAATCCTTTTCTACTTCCATAGTTTAGAAGTCCTCCTTCAAAATATTAGGAGGTGGCCACCTTCTGTCTATAGAATAACAAAAATCCCGACGGTAGAATCATCATCTACTCGTCGGGATTTCGTCAATAAATCGTCAATAAATCGTCACGCAGAATCAGAATTTCAGATTTTCAGGGAGCTTGTCACTGTACTTTCTGCACAATTCGTATTCTATCCGCAACTTTTTAATCGTTCTTGTGATAGTGGCCTGGGACACACAAAACTCGTGGCACTGTTTTGTCTGGCTCCATCCGGCGGCTCGGGTGCGGATGATCTTTTCCTCCAGCGGCGTGAGAATCGCCAGAGAACAGAACTCATCCAGAATCACCCGATTCCATCGGACTTTATCCACTTATCACATCAGTCCTCCTTGGGGGAGCTGTAAGTTCTTGCCTGCTTGCTATCGGAGATACCGGCGGTGGTGGGGTCGTTCACCACACCCAGAATCACCAGCAGGGCAAACACGGCGTTCACCACGGCCAGCAGCTTATCGCCGATTTCGCCCAAATCCAGCGTGAATCCGAACAGGGCGGCTACCGTCTGCACCAGCAGAAGCAGCGCGGGAATCGCGGCCAGCCAGAAGTTCTTGTTCTTGATACGTACAACCCAGTTAATCATTTTGTTTTCCTCCTTAAAAATCAGCCCAGCCCGAGCCGGGCAAGAATAAACCCTACGACAGCGGCCACAACGATGTAGATGACCTTTTCCACAACGCCCTTCCACCGCTTGCCGGGTTCGGCTTTCAGCTCCTGCACGTCCGTGCAGAGGCCGTCAACCTTTTCCCCGGTAACCTCCACCTTCTCCGCCATGACGGCGACGGATGTTGCCAGCGTGTTCACCGCCTCCGTGTGCCGTTCCAGCGCGTCCAGACGGTGGGAGTTGGATTTGCTCCGCTGTTCTACCGCGGAAAGCCGCCCGGCGATTTCCGTTTCTTCCATTGGCATTCTCCCTTCTCAGCCGTTCCACCGGCTGTATTTCCCGTTGTCCTCGTGAATGCCCCATCCGTACAGCCCCAGACCGCCCCGCCCGGGGATTTTCTCGGCCTGTACCTCCTGCGCTATGGCATAAAGCTTCTCCGGGGAGATAGCCCCTGAGAGGTCTACAGCCTGTCCCGTGGTGTGCAGGGAGTTGGATACCCCACCCACCTCGGCATTGTGCCGCTTGCACCGAACACCGGAATTCACATTCAGGGGAACCCCAGCCCGACGGCGTATCTCATCCGCCATGCGGACGGTTTCCTCTGCGGGTTCTGCTGGGAAGCCGTTGCAGTATTTCCCGCCGCACTGGCACCGGAATTCCTCACGGGTAAAATACCGGATATCGTCCCAGAACGTCCCGGTCTTTGGCGCGGTGCTGTCCTCCGGCTTTTCCACCTTCACCGCCGTCCCGGCGATAGCACCAATCAGCATTTTCTGGGTAGCCGCACCCGGTATTCCGTCCACGGCAAGCCCGTAGTCGGACTGAAACGCCTGAATAGCCGCTTGGGTATTCCTGCCCTCAATGCCGTCAATCGAGCCGGGAGAATAGCCCAGATAGGTCAGAAGGCACTGAATTTGCTTTACCGTCATACGTTCACCTCTTCCCAGCCCTGAGGGTATGCGGACGGCGACCATACATTATTGTCCAACGTGGAGCGGTACACTTTACTGCCCTCCGTGCAGCAGTCGCCCTTATTGTAGGGGCTGGTAGACATGGCAACGAACGGCAACGCTTTCGCTGGGTCTGTGCTCCAAGCAAACCCCCACTGTGCAGGAAGTTCCTCCGGCTCCTGGGTGTAGATAGTGCTGTCATAGGGCTGCACCAGCCGCACCACACGGCCAGCAGATGATTGGCACACAAACCCGGCCTTGCGCTCCAGCATGTTTTTGTTTGCGACAGCGGCCTTAAAACTGGGAATGTCGCTATCCGCCGCGTTCAGTTCGGTGCCTGTCATGTCAGGGGCTTTCTCCTGCAAGGCAAGCGCGTTCGCCCGCCCCTGGGCATACATGATGCTTTTTCTTTCCTCTTGTGTCACAGGCTGTCAACCCCTTTCTTGTAGGCTTCATCCAGCTCCTTCAGCTGTTCCTCGCCGCCGCTGGCTTTCATTTCCGCGATTTTCGCAAGGATGGCGTTTTTGCGTTCTTCGATGGTCATGCGTTCACCCCCAGCGCGGTTTCGATTTCGGATAACGCGGCTTCGTACTCGGCATTCTGAGCAACAACCGTCTGGTATTGCTCCCGCTCATACTCCCGCTGTGCAGCGTCCAGCTCCGCCCACGGCTTCCACGGGGCAATCATTTCGCCAGCGAACACCACGCCATCAGCACGTGTCCACGTCTGTCCCATCGGGATGAAGCGGTATCCCTCAATGTAGGTGTCGCATTTGCCATCGAAAGCATCCGTTTCTACGGCGGTATATGTGATATCTGGGTTAATTAGGTGACACCTAAAATCGGAATCAATATATATTGTTTTCATTTAGGCCACCTCACTTACATTAGACTAACTTCTGACACTTTGACCGAGCCGCCTTTTTCACTATAGAAAGATAGCATAACAGTATTTGCTCCAAAGACACTCGAAATATCAAGACTAACTGTACCAGTTGTTGCCGTGGTGACTTTTGCGGCTGGGTTACTAATCGAAGTAGCATACAGATAGACGCTAAGACTTCCTCCACCTATTGAATCTACTGCTACTGAAAGTGCTTCATACTCACTTACGTCGATCTTATTTTTCGTACCACACGAGAAAGTTTTTTGGGCGTTGGCTGCTATACTAATTTGTTGCCCTGATATACTAGCCGAGCCGCTGGAAGTAGCACCAGTGCCCCACCCACCAGTTATTGCGTCGCAAGTATCGCCATTGTTGAAAAGATGGGTGATATATAGCAGCGTGACACTCTCGGTCTGGCCATCGGTGGTTATCACGACATCGGCACTTTTTGACTTATCCCCATCGGTGGAACTCACCGTCCACGTTCCAGCATTATAGACTATGCATGTCCACGAACCACTGGTGTTTGGAGCAGTAAGAGTTGTGGTTCCATCACTGCACGTACAAGTTGATCCCGCAGGATAAGTGACGTTGATTGTAGCTGAGAAATACGTTATTGTGACATACTCTACAGTCAAACGAGTAATGTCGACGTCTTGGGTTGCGATACTGTTGCCCTTTGTAGCAGTAACAGTCCATGTACCAATGTCCAGACCGCTGAACGTCCACGTACCATTTTTTTCGGAAGCTGTTTTCGTGGTTGACCCCATTTTACAGGTTACGGTAGAGCCTGTAGGAGCTGTTACAATAATGATGGATTTGTTGGGGCTTCCGCCACTGCCTCCAAATCCATATAAAGGCACTGCTAAACTCATACGTACACCTCCACCGTAATCGGAATAGCCACCGTGGGCTTGTCCTCAAGGCAGGTAAACGTCAGCACGCTGCCCGACCGGGAAGCAAAACTCACCATGCCACACGCCTCTTTCAGCGCAAGGTTGATGTCCGTGTTGCTCCCGTACACTGGATAAGCCATCGCACGTTTTGTATCCGTCAGACCGGAGACCGTAACAGACTGGGTATACGGGGCGCTGGCAGACCAACCGGCAGCAGTTAACGTTGCAGTCTTTGCAATCGTTTTGGCATTACTTAACGCCGTATCTACGTACCCCTTGGTTGCAGCATCAGCGCTGTCCGTGGGAGCACCTAATGCTTTGATTTGATGGGAGTTCATGACAATATTTCCGGTCATTAAACCGCCAGCACTAGGCAATGCCCCAACATTTTCAGCTTCTAGCTCAACGTTGCCATTGGAGTTAGGTTCTTTGCCGCACACTTTGGATACAGCACCGGTGCCATCCAAGCCCATGCGGGAGACGGAGTAGGCATAAATCGGGGTTCCGGAATTGAACGTCATTGCAACTCGCGTCCACAGGTAAGCGCCCTGTGCTACCGTGGGAATGCTGCCTTGCCAGTTTCCGGACGGTATAACATTCCCGGATGTGCTGGCTTGATATGTTACGGACTGGCTGGTCAACAGCGCCGGGTTCCCGATGTCGCCCTTTTCGCCCTTGATCTCGAACCACTGATACTTCGTCCAGTCCGTTGGGGCAGTTGCGGAATTGCCGCTGTATACGCCCATCCAATTGTCAGGGAGAACACCGAAGCTGTGAGAAGCTGCCGTGGGCTTCTGCGCCGCGTACCGAATCCAGACGTATGCGTTGTCACCCTTATCGCCCTTTGCGCCGTTCGTGATGGTAAACGTGCTGGTGGTATTATCGTTATAGGTAATACGGTACGTGTCTACCAGCCCGCTGACGGAGACTTTGGCAATGGTTGAAATGCTCCGACCGTTTTTTACGGTGAAGTCAAAGGTAGTGGTGTCCGCCATGGTGATACGGTATGTATCCGTAAGGCCGCTTGTGGACTGCTTCACGATGCTGCTGATACCGCCATGGCCGTCGGCGGCGGCGGTCAGCCAGTTCAGCAGAATTTGTCCCGTCAGCTTCTTTGCCGCGCTGTCCTGTTCCAGGACGAAAAGGTCAGCAGCTTTTATCTGTTCCGCTGCAATCAGCTCGGATATTGCTTTATCTGCGATAAGTCATCCCTCCTTCAATAAATGCCCACTGATAACCCCCAGCGGTTTTTCGTTTTCCGTTGCAGCAATGCCCTATATGTCCAGCGTCAACGCCAGAGATGCTGCTTGCGTCGTTAAGCGACTTATATGTCGCAATCAGTTCCCCGTGCAAATATTGTGCAACAGGCTTTTTCTTTGCATATGCCATTTTGGGTTTGGCCCTCTCAAGAGCCGTTCCGTAATTGACATTGTATGAGCGATCGCACCACTCAAGGTTGCTTGAAGCATTGTTCCTTTTATTTTCGTCCTTGTGGTTTACGCAAGGAAGACCGTTCGGATTATCGATGAATGCGGTTGCCACAATACGATGTACAGCTCTGGTGTTGCGGATTCCATCTTTACAAAGTGTTACCGTACAATAATCGGATGCCCTGTTTTGAGATAAGATTCTCCCCGGGGACATCTTTGCCGAACCGCACTTCGTTTGTGTAAAATGATTTACGCTTCTAATCCTTCCATAGTTACTGACTTCGTAAACCCCCTCATAGCCAGCAACAGGAATCCAGATTTCACCCATTATCATCCTCCACTGTTTTTGCTTTCTCAGTCTCTTTTTCGGGTGCAGGAGGCGCAGACAGCACCTGCACCACTTCTTCAATGGCCTGCATACTGCCCAGCATCCTGTCCCAGTTTTCCCGTCCTGCGACCTGAACGCCATCAAGAGTATTCAGGACTGCCCTAAGTTTCATTACAGGGTTCATTTTTACTCCTTTCCCAGCACCACACGCACCGCGCCGGTTTCCGGTACAATAGCGATTATCTTCGTATATTGGGCGGCGTACTGCCCTTCCCACCACATTTGCACCGTCTCAGCGGGATTTGCAAATACCGTGGCAATCGTCGCCAGGGATTCCCCGAGAATACGGATGTTTATCTGCCCCGCCTGGGGGAAAGGGTTGAAATAATCGCAGTTGAATTCTTTGCCTGTTGCGGTTCTCAGTTTTTCCATACTTAAGCCCTCACTAATACAGTTTGTGATAATCCGTTTCCGTCCTTAATTGTTCGCCAAGCCACCTCTTCGTCTTTGAAATAGAAACTCGACGCGAATAGTACGGACGTATCAACGTAGCTTGCGGTATTCCAACCATTGAACACACCATTTGCAAAATCCGCATACCCGAGCGATGTATTGATACCTCCGCTGGTGTAAGCCGTTGATATGGTGTTGTAGCCGATTTCCGAGCCGTAGACACTGTGACTGGCAAGCCCTGACCCGTCAAGGTATCCATCGTTGCCACCGTAGTCAATCATACCAGCGCTGACGCTTCCCCGGAAATAGCCATTCTCAGCGTACAGATTCCCGGTCGGCGTAATCTGCACGCCGTTAGCCTCAGAGCCGCACTGAATACCGTTGACACCAATGTAAATACCCCGGCTGTTGGTGCCGTTCCAGACCTGATTGTTATAGCTGAGGTAGTCGGATTGAATGTCAAAACCGCCGATTTTGCCGCTTAAGGCGGTGATCTTTCCACGGACTTCCGCGCCGGACTTGGTGACTTTGAACACCGTGGTATTGTTGGCCTTGACCGTCCAGGAATCATTAAGAAGCTCCCAGCCGAAGGACGAACTGTCACCGCCGGTTTTGGTCACCCGCGCGGAAATCTGGTCGCTCTGAATGTCCAGCCGGGACGTGAGTTCATCTCCCTGCTCGATACGGGCAGAGACTTCGGCGGAAATCTGGTCGGCCTGAATTTTCAGTTGTGCCCGGGTTTCTATAAACTGACGTTCTACCTTACGTGTTTCGTGGGATTTATAGGGAACGGATTCGTCGATTTCCTCAGATCCGGGGGCGGAAACATCCGCGCGTATCATTTTCCCGTAGGACTTCGACACGCTGTAGATGCCGCCATAGGTTCCTTTAACCTGAACTGCGTCCCCAATCTCCGCCGCCGGGTCTAAGATTGCGCCTGTCGCCGTATACGTCTGGTATGAATAGCCGTTGATTCTGGCCAACATATCGTTTGCCATTTTCTGAGTTCCGAAAGGGTTTTCGGAGATCAGTTCCCTGCCGCTGTCTGTACCCGCCGTATACTCCACGCCGTCAGTAACCTTCAACGTGACGCGGCTGTACGCGCTGAGTGGGTCTGATATTTTCAGGCTGTCGGCGGCAGACCCGATGATGAACTTATCAAACAAGGATTCTGACACCTCCAAACGTGATCGCTCTGTTATCGCTTCCGCCAACAATCAGATAGTTGGTTTCCTTCGGAAGCCCCGTGAGCGTGACCAGCATCAATTCTCCGGTGGCCGTCATAGCCCAGGAGCCGGTGTACATTGCGCCGATGTAGCCAATGACCTCACGGCAGCTGTACCCGGCAGGGTACGGGATTTCGTAACCAGATGTCACGATTTGATATACACGGCTATCCAGCGAGATGCCGACTGCATCGGAAATCTCTTTCAGAACTTCAATGTCACTTGCAGGCCAGTTAAGGGAGGATTCTGCCGGGTAATCTTCTTCCAGAAGAAGCATTCCGTCGTATCCGTGGAGCGTTAGCTTTGTCCGGTCACCGATCTCTCCTTCGCTTCGTTTGTCAATGTAATACTTTCCTTGTGGCAGCCATTCAGAGGCGGCATTCTCATTTGCAGCTCTGATATATGGCCGAAGAAGCGCACGTTTGGGGATATCACCATATGGATGAATCATTTCAACGTTGATCTCACCGGCGCAGGTTTTTCCAACGTCAGGAGAATCGGAAAGAAGCGGTTGCTTCTGCTCCATGGATATCAGCAGTTCTTCACCGTAGCCGGTTTCGGCGCCACCGCTATCTACCAGAATGCGCACTCCGCCGAACGTGATTGCGCTTCCGCTTTTGTCAATTAGCTTTCCGGTATCACCGATGCAGAGGCGGTTTTCAAACCAGTGGTTGCCAGCTACAATGTCCCGGTATTCCTGCGATACGTTCTGCATAAGCGCCCGTCACCTCTCAATCAGGGGGAAGGTAATGCCGCTCCACCAATCGTCTTCCGGCTTCTCTATCAGGAATGATGCCGGGTTATTGTTGGAGTACATGGTCACGCCGTACCGTTCGCCGCTCATGGGGTCGTAGTAGTCCACAGACACATACTCCGGAAGGATGGTATTCAGCACCAGGCGGGCTTCCTCTGCCGTCAGAGGGCGGCAGGTGATGTCCAGACGGATTTTGGTTGTCACCCGGCCACGCTGCATTGTTCCGTCCATTGTGCGCCCGGAATTGGGGGCGTCAATGTCGTTGCGCTGCCACTTTACGCCCTGTTTGGCGATGAACGGCATGAAGTCCACGCCGTTTATCTTGAGCATCATCTTCATGCCGTTTTCACTCCTTTCGTTTATCCATACATTCTTGCGTTCCTGCGCTGAGCATCCCGGACAGCCCGGTCAAAGTCATATCCACCGCCACCTCCGTTGCCCTGATTCCGCATTTCCGCGATAATCTGCTGAGCGACAGCATAAATAGCGGTAACAACGTCATCATTGGCTTCCCGAACGCCGTAGGTGATACCATCAACGATCTGGTCATTGTTGGCAACCGTTGTCCGTCTGCCAATAGAGCCAACCATTTCTGCCCCGGCTTCGCGGGCAATGAACAGCTGACCTTGGTCTACGAAACCGCCGTCGGCAAGCATCGGAATTTGAGGAACCCTAATTGTTCTCAGGCCCGCAAATGGCGAATATCCGGCAATGCTGAAATTCTTGAGATCACTTAAAATGCTGTTGATTCCGCCGAATATCCAGCGCAGTGCAGAATTGAGTACAGATATTACGCCATTCAGCGCCGCTTTCACTGCACCAACCATTCCGTCAAATACAGTAGATGCAGCCGCCCTCAAAGGCTTTAAGAAGCGGGTGTCAATGTAGTTGTATGCTGACAAGAATCCGTCGCGAATCTTAGCCCATGCGTCAGAAGCCCGCTTTTTGATTCCATCCCAAAGGGAAGAAAACAGATTAGAAAGCGGTTGTATAACGTTTGTATCGAACCAGCCAGAAACGATACCCCAAACAATCTTGATGGTTTCCCAGGTTCCGCTCACAAGCACTCCGATGTTATAGAAGACATCCTCAAATGTCTGGCTTACACTTTTCCACAGATCAGAGAACCATGTAACAGCTGGTGAAAACGTTTTAACAATGTCCGTCCAAAGTCCGGAGAAGAATCCGGATATTGGTTGCACAACGTTTACATTGAACCATTCCGCAACAGGTGCAAAGAAAGCGCAAATTTCATCCCATTTCTGATAAATCAGAATGCCAAGGTCTGTCAGTGCACCTATTACTAGGCCAACGAGTGCGCCGATAGCTGCACCAACAGGGCCGCCGACAGAGCCTATCGCCGTACCAATGATTGCGCCAATTCCCGTAGCAGCTAATGTAGACCCCGCCGGAATCAGTAATCCATTGAGGGTATTCAGCCCATTCACGATCGCGTCGTATACGCCGGTAACGAACATTGGGATTCCAGCAACGATTCCACCGATGGCTGCCCCGATAAGTCCCGTGCTTATCGTTCCGCCGCCCGCAGTAATCGCCTTGGCTACAGCGCTTCCTTTGAACGCCTTGAAAATTAGCTGCCCAATTCCTTTTCCGATAACCCCAGCGCCTACAGTTCCACCTAAACCACTCAGAATGATCTCCCCGAAATTGAAGCTATTGAGCTTATCTTCGATGGCGTCTTTAATGGCTCTAAACTCGATTGAAAAACTGGCGGCTGTCAGAATCACGCCTGCGGAAATCGTAAGCGGAATGGAAAGACCGTTTTTCCCAAGCGTTTTGAGCGCCATAATTCCGTTCAGGAAATCGTTTGATAACTTCCATGCAAGTAGCGCAATTCCGATTGTGGCAATAAGCCCCAGAATCTCTTTCAGATTGTCCTTAACAAAGGAAACAAGCGGCTCCAGTTTCTTTTTCCACTCGTCAATCTGCGTGGTTACTGCATTTTTCAGGAAATCATACCCCGGCAAGTCTAAGCCAAGGTCTCCACCGCCTACACCGGCTCCGCTTCCACTGCCGCCCTGATTCTGGTCGGGGAGGACATTCAGTTCATCAAACCCGGCAAGGTATCGTTTCAGTTCCTTCGCCGAACCGGCGGCACTGTCCATGTTGTCGGCAATGGCACCGCTCCCGGCAGAAGCGCTCCCAATCGCATCCCCCCATTTCGGGGACTTTACCGTTACCCCGAACAGGGCGGCAATGGCCGCTATGATTTCCTGCAAGGCGCTTGCCACGGCAATAGCAATTGGCAGAACCTTCGTCAGAATCGGAATAAAGATGTTTCCTACGGCACGTGCGGCTTGTTCCAGCTCCGCCCGTAGTACCCGCAGCATGTTTGCCGGATTTTCCAGCGTCCGCGCCATATCTCCTTGCACCTGCGTTACCTGCGTCATCATGGCGTAGTACCGCAACTGGGATTTCTCCGCCTGCGTCATGCTGGAAACGCTCTTGTCAATTCCAAGATTCAAGCGTTCCTGCTCCAACCGGGCAACAGACAGGTCGTAGCCCAGCCGCCGCAGAGGTTCGAGTTCTCCGGAAATACCGGACTGAACCTTCTGCATTGCCGATTCAAAATCGATATTATAGAAGGAGGCAAGGTCATAGCCCAACTGCGTCAGGTTCTTGGCCATGAACGCTGCCTTGTCACCAGCCACACCGAAACCTGCGATAATGGTGTTAAAGACGCCCTGATTCCGCATCCATTCAGCGGGGTCAATGCCCATTACATCAGAAACCTTCTGGGCGTAGTTATAGGCTTCCTCGGCGTACTTCCCCATTGAAACGGTGAACAGATTCAAATCCTCCGTATACTGGGACGATTTTGCAATTGCGATACCCAGGAGCTTTGCCGCCGCCCGGTATATGGACACAAAGCTGATTGCTTTGAGCGCACTGTTCCAAGCATTTGTGCTTGTGGTTGCCCGCCTTACCGTACCGTTGTACTGCTCCGTCGATGTAATCAGCCTTTGAATTCTGCTTGGAAATGCCGAAAACCCGGAGGAAACCTTGTTCATTTCATCCGCAAATGGCTTCATGGCCGAAGCCAAGTCTTTCATCTGCTGAGTGAACTTATCAATATCCGCTTTCTCAAGCTCCTGGATGACCTCTGGCAGCTTTTTCAGCTGGTTGATGAAGGAAGTCATATTAGACCGGCCAAGCTCGGACAGAGGCTGCAATCCGGATGCCAGATTCCGCAGTTTTTCTCCGGGGGTGTCCGGCAGATTGGTGATTGCTTGGTTGATGGCCGCCAGCTGGTTTCCGATGGACGCGGAGATTTTCAGGCTATCCGTCTGGTCTTTCAGGTTGCCCAGGGAGCTGCTAATGCGGTTTATCTTGTTCGCAAAATCGCCGGTATTCATGTTGTTCACGGCATTCTTGATCTGCGAAATTCCTGCTGCAACCTTGGAAAGGGCAGTTGTGGAACCGCTGATCGACGTTTTTAGCTCTGTCAACTTTTTTGCCAGAACCTCCACCCCTGCGGATGCCGCGGCACTGTCATTCACAATCTGAAACTCAATGCCCTGCATTTCCACATTGTCAGCCATTCCCTTCACCGCCCTTCTTCTCAAATTTCTTGTTAATGGAAACCATGAACATCTCCATCATGGCTTTCGCCTTTTTGTCGCTCTTTTCCTGCTGGGTAAGCTGCTTTTCTCCACTATCCGCCGCTTTCCGCTGCCCAGTGTGCAGCTCAAAGGGCTGCTCCCGGTATGGAATGGGCTTCGGTGGCTTCTTGCTGAAACTGAACCGCAGAACCGGGGCGGCATCCAGAAGGGCTTCATAGTAATAAGCCCCTTGCATCCACATATCCTGATTCTTCAAGTCCCGTTTGATCTTGTCAGCTTCCCGGTAGGCTTTCACCAGTTCCACGTCCTGATTCCAGAACTGGTCATAGGTCATGCCGATTGCAAGATAGTACGGGAATAACTTCTTGAAGATATTTGTGTAAGCGTAAGAGGGGGCAGGGGTCTCCCCACCCCCTCCGTTTTCGGAAAGAAGTTCGCTTACTCTACTGCTTCCCAGCCGGGGTTTCCCTCGTTTTCCTCTTCATCATCGGAAAGCAGGGTGTACACGGCCTCGGAGTACATTTCCGTCAGCACCTTCACAAGGCCGGACTTGTTACTCAGACCGTCGTAAATCTTGTTGATGGTAGCAACCTTGGTGTTGGGGTGATTTGCCGCAAAAGCGCCGCTGAACAGCATGGGGATCATGGTAGCGGGCTTGTCGCCAAGCTCATTGATGGAGAACCCGATCTTCTCCATAGCAGAAACCGTGGAGCGGGTGAATTCCAGCGTGTACTTCTTGCCGTTGTAGGGAATGCAGATTTTCTTAGCCATCGCTAATCCTCCTTAAAAATGTGTGGTCTGTGTTTTGGCTCAGGTCGCGTCGTCCAGCTCAATGGGCGTGGACGGGGCAATGGAAATGTTCAGGTCTACAACCTCGTTGACGCCGCCGCCGGTGGCGTAGGCGGTCAGCTGACCATCAAACTTGAACTTACCGTTTTCGCCGTTAGGCGTCAGGGTACCGCCAGTCTCTTCGCCGCCGAACCATACGGCGTAGCTCTCGGTCTTTCCAGCCAGCGCTTTCAGCGCTTTGTAGTCAGTCAGAGTGTAGTTCGCGGTGAACGCCAGCGCATCCAGAGACTGGATACCGGCGATGTAGGTCTGCATCTTGTCAGACAGGGTAGTGGTTTCCAGCATCTCCGGATCGCCGCCCAGATCAGGGAATTCCTTGATGTCAATGAGCTTTTCGTAGGTGTTGCCGGTGGTTCCCTTTTTCATCAGGAAAACTTTATACGTGCTTATGGCCATGTTTAATCATCCTTTCGTTGTAATAAAAAAACGGGCTGCCTCACGTGAAGCAGCCCTTCGGCTCTCTTTCCGCCCTTACGGAAAGGTAAAGCATATTTACCTGCGGTAAATTGTTCCGCCGTCCGTCTCCGCCCGATACCTGGCAACCAGACGGTAAATCGTCCCGTTTTCCATATTCGGAACAGGGGACAACGAAATTCGCGTGAAATTCCTTTTGTAGAGCATTTCGTCTATAACGCCCATGATCTCCCGGCAGGCGCTTTTCTTGCTCCCCGCCTTGTCGGAGTAGACATTAACCTCGTACATCAGCGTGGAAAACTTTTCCCGGTCGCTGCTGTCCAGCCTGTTCGCGGACATATAATTGTCCTGCTCTACGATGCTTACATAGGGGAATTTTGGAGGAGCGTTCACATATTCTCCGGATACCGAAATGCCCTTGAAGCGCTTTCGCAGAGCCTCGGCAATGGGGGTATAGATCAGCTTTTCAATATCAATCAAGCCCTGAACACCTCCATAACGATTCTCGGAAGCTCCTGCTCAATCGCTTTTCTCGCCTCATACATGGGCATTGCAGGAGGATTTCCGTATGTGTGGCCGCCGCCCTTGTCTTTGGGCAGATACCATCCCTTTGGGTCATCCCAATGGCCTTTCCCGTCCGGGTAGGTGCCAGCCCCCATGCCAAACTCCGACGCTTCCGGGTGTCCGGTTCCGTAGGTGATACCGGCTCCAAATTCGATGAAAAGGACGGATTCCCCACCGGCCTTTACGGCGTAACCATTCGGGATTGCCACGACGGACACGGTTGCATCACTCATCCCGGTGTAAACAGCCCGTGAGAACCGGATGGAAGCCACAGAAGCGCCCAGCATTGCCAGCCTTTCGGCCAGTTCCTTTGCCTTGTCCTTCTGCCAGCGTTTGTATTCCTTCAATTCGTCCTGAACCTTCTGAATGCCGGAAACCGACAGCGGAGCCACGATTTTCTTGTAGCTCACGACACGCTCACCTTCGTAACGGCGATGGACACTGAGTTCAGAGACTTTGCCACCCGTCTGACCATGTAGTCATACAGGGGCTTCCCGTCCTCGTCATACACAGGCTCCTTGTCCAGAAATAGCACGGTATTCTCGTCAACGGGGCAGGTCATGTCATCCGTAACGATGACCTTGTCATACCCGGCAAGATTGCCGAACTGCTCCACCTGAGAAGCCCCGGTCGCAGCGGATACGTTGGCGCGGAAGGAAACGGCAGGTTTGTACACAACAGTTTCCTCGCCGGTTTCGTTTCCGTCTTCGTCGGTGACAGGCACTTTCCGGTCATACAGCAGATACCAGAAGCTTTGCTTGTTTCGCTCCATGATTCTCATACTGTCACCTCACAGAACCCCGGCCATGGGAACGATCTGTCGCATCATGGATTCCGGAACGTCCCCGTTCTCGTAGGAACGGGAAATGCCGTTCTCGCTGTGAGACAGCTCCCCCTCGCCGCCCCGCTTGTTCAGAAGATACGTAGCAATCTCCACCTGTAGATAGCTGTACTGCTCCGGAACCTCCATAATGGAAGGGTCAAACGGGTATGCCCTGCGGCAAATCTTACTTGCCGCAATGCCAAGGTAGGCAGAAACCGTGCTTTCGTCGGTTTCATTCGCCATGGCTTTTACCAATGCGTTTTTTTCGGCTTCCTGCACGGTTTCTTACCTTCTTTCATTCTACGGGTTCTCCCGCTTTCTTGCGTGGTTTCTTGATAACGGGAATAGGATTATTCTCCGATAAACCAAACTTGGTGATAACTTCCTCGCGGGTGAGCGGTACGGGGTCGTTGAGGGTATCAACGACTACCGTTCCCATCACCACAGAAGTGCTCTCCAGTTCGCGCCGGGTAATCACCTTGTCCTTTGCGGTAAAGCCCACGTTGCGAAAGTGATCTCCCTCGCGCACATACACTTTCCCGTCAGAAACATAGAACATGGTGAACCTCCTTAGCCGTTGGTGATGATCTTTGCCAGAGCAATGGTCTTCGGGTCGGCCACGATAGACCAGTTGGCAGATGCCGCAAGCTGAGCGTCCGTGGGAGAAGCGGTGTAGCCGGAAGTGGGTTTGGTAAAGCTGAAACCGTTGGGGTGCATGGTTTCACGGATACGGGTCACCAGCGCGTCATAGCCGCCGCCCTTGAGAGCATCACGGGTCAGCTCGGAAGGAACCTTCACTGGGGCGGGGGCGTACTGAATTGCGCCAAGGCCGAGGACGTAGGTGGTGTAGGTGGCCGCTTTCGCACTTTCTCCGCTGGTAGCGGCGGTGGAGGGGCAGCTGTCATCTACGACAACAGTCATGCCATTCACGGTGCCAATGCGGAGGGGGCGCTCAACGCCGTTGGCGTCGGTGTATTTCAGGAAGTCCAGCAGCTTCAGGCCAGCCATATTGGTGGCGACCTTACTGTGCATGAACACCAGCCGGAAAGCGTCCTGATTGTCGCCCACGGCCTTCTGGATAGCGTCACCGATGGTGGTAGCGCCCATCTTGTTTGCGTCCGCAACAGTGGTGGACGCGGAAGACAGGTCAGTGATGTGGTTCGCCCAACCGGCAAACTCACCGCTGCCGGTCACACCGAACACAGCATTCAGGATTTTCAGCATGATGGACTGGCGCTGCTTCTGCCAGTACTTGGACACCTGAGACACGATCTGCTGCATGGGGTCGGCACCGCTGTTGTAATCAACGATGAAGTCCTTCTCCTTCCAGCCGTGGGCGCGGCCAAACACGATACCATTCTGAGCGCTGCCTTCGGGGTCGGTCAGGGTGATGTCAGTTGCGCCATCGTAGTTCTCAGGAGTGCCGCCAATGACTTTGTAGAACGGCAGCGTATAAAAGTCAGAGCCGTTGGAAATCAAGCCCGCCAGCTCTGCGTTCGGGGCGACAGCGCCGCTCTCAAACATCGCGGTCAGGATGGGGTCTTTCGCATTTGCCCAGTTGTAGTTAAACAGCTCGGGGTCAAACGGAAAGCCAAGATAAGTAGCCATAATGTTTTACCTCCATAATCATTTCAAAATTGTTTTCCAGTCAGGATTGTTCTTGATAAACTCCATCTGGGATTTGGTGTCGAGTTTCAGAAAATCCGCCTTGGTCATTGCGCCGCCGGGGTTTCCATCCGCGCCTCTGGGCGTTCTTTTCAGCTTGTCCGCAATGACTTTTTGGGCGTATTTTTCCAAAAACGTCTGGTTGTTGGCAAAAACCGTAGCCATATCGCCGGATTCCATGGCCGCCGCAGTAGCGTCCGCAAGGGCTTCATCATAGCCCTGAGCAACCAGCTTTGCTTTGTAACCGGCAACGGTTTTTTCCTTCCGCAGACCGGCCAGTTCCTTTTCCATGTTCTCCCACTTTTCGGCCTGCTCCTGTTGCTTCCTCTGCTCATCAGTCAGAAGCGCGTTGTGCTTACGCTTCCATTCCGCAGCCTCGGAATTGGCCTTGGACAGCGCGTTTTTCTGCCTTTCCAGTTCTGCGGTGTTGTCCTCGTACTCAAAGCCCTCCAAAGCGGAAAGCTTCTGTTCGGGGGTCATGTTCGCATAACCTTCAATGAGATTTGTGTCGATTTTTGCCATAATTATTCCTCCTGCGTTTGGTGAGGCGGTTCCCTCCGCCGTGATCTCTGTTTTTTCGGGTTGTCTCCCGTCTGCGTTTTTGATAGAGCAGCTTCCCTGCTGCTGTTATGGAGGGCTGTACAGGCTTCGATCCTGTGACCTGCGGATTAACAGTCCGCTGCTCTACCAACTGAGCTAACAACCCACATATCCCCGGCTTACGGTGCCGGGGAACCGCTTTGCCCGTTTCCGGGTTTCGTCGCCGATAGGGAGGCCATCGGCGATATATATGGCGCGAGGCCGATTTGAACGGCCTTCTTTGGGGGGAGAGGTGAACCCCATTCGCTGTCTGCCGCGCCAAATTTTAGCCTTCTATTCTTCATGTACTCGGCTTTTGGCCGAGGAAATGTTTTTGTGGGACGGGGCAAGCTACTTTGAGCTATCGTGCGCTTATGTACACTTATCACACAATGCTGTTCCTTCTCCTTCGCTTTGGCTGCCTTGCGCATACAGCAGTTATCGGCGTGCTTGAATTGTCCAGCCCCCCGCTGGTTGCGGCAGAAAGAATCGAACTTCCATTACATGGGTCAAAACCATGTGCCTTACCTTTTGGCTATGCCGCAGTGTAAAAAAGAAGGGCTTCCAATACCATTTCTGGTATCAGAAGCCCTTCGGCTGTTCGCTGCTCCCTAGAGCAGTCACAAATTATACCATTTGGTGTGGCTCTTCCGCGAAAGGTGCGGCGCTCTTTGCCAAACAGTCAGTTAACCTTCTTGCGCCGAATCTCAATGACCACGATCTGGCCTTGTTCGACTTTGATTTCCGCCTGATTCCGGCGGCGGATGATTTCCTCAATCGCCCGAATTTCCTTAGCCGTCACTCTGACCGCCGGTCTGGTTTCCGCTTCCATCGTCGTTCCCTCCGTTATGTGCGGCAAGCTTCGCCGCTTTTTTCTCCTGCTCGGCCATGTAATCCATGCTCATTCGGTAGGCCAACTGCGGGTCGGAAAATAACCCGCAATGTGTAAATGCCAATTCAGGGGCGATTTTCTCGCAAGCAAGCATCTGGGTTAGAACCGTTGATTTCTGCGCGATATTCTCATAATTCCGCCGCGTGAACCGGATTTCCAGTGCCGAGAGTTTCAGGCTCAGATGCCCCATGTCCCGGCAGATACGCAGCACCAGTTTCAAAAATTCCTTTTCGGACTTCTTGAAAACCAGCTCCGTGTCCTTGGCTCTGGCTTCCGCTGCCGACCAACCGTCCCGCATGATGACCGCTGATCCGGTGTCAGAGGTAGAAGTCCCTCCGTTCCGGTTGGGCATTCCACAGATGGTCAGCACCGTTTCATACATGCTGTCCACAAGGGTCTGTGTCTGGGTCTGGTTCATTTCAGAGGTCAGATATTGAATCTCCGCTTTCAGTGTGGCGTCAATATCCCTGAACTTGATTGCGCCCTCGTCCCGCAGTTTCTTGTAGTCCTCACTGCTGATGTCAACATTATGGAACAGCATCAGTGCTTGAACGAACTGCTCTACGCCGTCAATTCGGTTGCTCTCCGTCATGTTGATTGCGTCAAGCAACGGAATCACGATTTCAAATGCCCCTAAACGAGCCATGTTCGCCGGGTACTCCACAATCGGGATTCCCAAAATCTGATCTTCTGCGCGAATAACAGCCCATGTGTTCCAGACCTCGAAATACCTGGTTTCTGTCCAACAGGAGAAAACAAGCGTTCCGTCCTCTTTTAGAACATACCGTACACCCATCATGGGCTTATGGCCAAGGCCCACAGAGTACACCACGAATGCGTATCTTGGGTCAAGGGTGAATATCTCAAAAGGAGCCTCGTCTTCCTCGGCATCCGCCAGAACGTCCGGCAAAACCATCCGATAAGAGGTACCGCAAGTGAAGAACCAATCGGCAAGTTCCTTATCCTTTTCCGGCTTGTCTTCGGACAGCATATAGTCATTCAGTTTCAGCACTTCGGAGGAAATGTCTTCGTTCCCACCACGGCTTACGTACTGGATTGGTTCGCCGACCTGATAGGCCGATTTGAAAGATACGATCTCATTTGCTCGGTTCTCCACAACCATGTTGTTGATTTCCGGGCGGACTTCCTTTACACGGTTAAGGATTGGCTGCTCTCCCTTGTAATACCAGTACAGGTAATCAATCTCTGCCTGATTTTGCAGGTGCGTAAACAGTGCCTTTTGTAGCACGTCGATGATATTCCCCTCGTTTATATCCGTAACCTCGGTGTAAATCACCCGACGCCCGAATAACCGTCTGCTCTCCGTATTACGCACCCCCCTTTTCCGGAAATCTATTTTCTCGTTTACCATTATACCACAGTGGCGGATGGTTGTCTACTTAATTCTCGTTCGTAAACCATCGGAGAATAAAAACACAAAGCGCATCGGGTGAAGTTACCTACACCCAACGCGCTCACATCCAATATTTACTTGTTATTTGCCGCTAATCGTGTCTGCGATCCCTTTAATCTGGCTGCAAACAGCAGCCAGAACGTCGCAGTACATCCCAACCCGCGCCTTACCAAGGGCAAGTTCCCCGGTTTCGGGGTCAGCCTCCATGTCAAGCATATCCAACAGCATTTCCGTTGTTGCAAGAGCCATGTGAGCATTCATCCAGATTTCGTTCATTTTTGCGGTTGTCATACGGTCTTGCCCTCCCCCAGAAACTTATTCAGGAAGAACGTCTGTCCTTTGCCGGTAACTTTCGGTGTCTTGCTCACAGAGGTATGTCCGTCACTGTGATTGATGACCGTTTCCTTGATACGGAAGAGCCCCTGCTCCATGCTGGCCTGCGTAGGCATGTTGTAATCCGTGCCGTTGCGCTTGATTAAGTACCCATTGTCCCGCATCCACCGGAACAGCCGTCTTTCGCCCATGTCCACACCATTCTGCCGCATGATCTTTGCCAACTCACCCACAAGAACCGTGCTACTGGAAGCGGCCACGCTGTCAGCGAACAGAACTTTGGGCGCATCTGCCGAAACCTTCGCTTCCAATGCCTTGCGCTTGTCCGTTTCAGCCTTTAAGGCAGTAGCTACCTTGAGCAGATAATCCGGATTCAGAATCGCCGCCTCCAGCGTTTCCGGGGTCATGTACGCTCCGTGCTTGCGGATGGAGGGAATGACTTCTTCGGCAATCTTCGCCTGGAATGCCTCGGCAACTTCATTCTTCGCTTTCATTGCAAGGCGGTAAAACACGCTTTCGGGGATGTATTCATCGTAGCCACAAGTGGCTACGCCCAATTCTTTCAAATACCCCTCAACTCGTTTCCACCGGACGACCTCATTGCCACTCGCGGCAACGTATGTGAATCCAAGCCCACGGGCAACAGCTTCCAGATTCAGATAGGCGGTTCCGTTCTTTTCGTAGCAGGGGATACCGCTGATTGTCATAATTTCGTTATTCATAAAAACCTCCATAAAATTTTACTTGATAGAGGTTTCCGTTTGTGATAGAATGGATTTATCCAGATGGAAACCTCTGGGGTGGATAGGGTGTTGGTGTGGTTTGCTAGGCCGCCAACACCCTATTTTTTCTTTGCCAATAACAGCCGGATTCCGTTTCTGATTGCTTCTCCCTTTGTAATTCCGTTTTTGAGGCAATATTCCTGCAATCTTCTGTCCGTTTCGGCATCCAATCTTACGCTAAATCGGACATCTTTTGGATTTTCGGCTTTTGGCCTTCCGGTTCTTGGTGACACCTGCTCACCTCACTTTCTGTCACGCATTAAGTATAATATAGGCGTGACAAAAAGTCAAGCATTATTCATAAATTTCCTCCTTGATTTCAGCCCGGAGGAATGATAGAATGGATTTACCATCCTTCAGGCTGGTGTTTCGATAACCGTAACCTGTTCACTTCCTACGGCGGCAGGTTGCGGTTATTCTTTTTTGTCCAGTTCTTTCTTTACAAGCAAAATACCTTTGTTTACCACATCTGTTCTTGAAATTTCAAGTTTTTCTGCACAAAAATCAAGAATTTCAAGTTCCTCTTTGCTCATTCTAAGCTGTAAACTTTTATCTCGCTTGCTATTACCTTTGACTGGCCTTCCGGTTCGTGGCGACATATCATCACCTCTCTTTTGCCATGGCATTATTATATATTATGCAATGGCAAAAGTCAAGCATTATTTTAGAACGGTCTTGAAAAAACTTCCACCGCAGCCCCGTTAAGGCTCTGGGCGAACTCCGCAAACATGGCCATGCCGTCCGGCACGTCATCGTGCTTGTTTTTGCCAGCCATTGTGTAGGAGCAGAGCATATCCATCATTCGACCGTAGTCCGTGTTCCGCTTGTATTTGCTTTCGTCCAGGAATAGGCAATGCTCCTTGACCCATGCAGAATTGACGATGATTTTTGTCTCCTTGTTTGCTGTGGTGAATTTTGTGGTAATGTTGGTGATGCCGCCCATCCGCTTGACATCGCCCTGAATCTTCTCCGCAATGCGCCGTCCGGCGGAATTGCTTTCAAATCGGCACATTTTCACTTTGTCCCGTACCAGAATATCCGCAAGGCGAATATCCACCGTATCAGGAAGTCCGTTGTCACAGATGCAGTCCCCGATATAGTAATCCTGCCCATACACATACCCAACCGGTAGAAAAGCGTAGTCCGTTCCTTTGTCCTTGGTATCGCAAATTCCGATAATAGCGTCTGGTTCTTCCTCCGGTAGCTCAAAGAACCGCCGCAGTTCCTCCGAGTGGTAGACAAGGCCCTCGCGTTCAATGGGTTGATTCTGATACAGCGCTTTCCAACTAACGCTATCCATAATATCCCGCTGTTCCCGGTAGAACTTGGTGGAGAACCCCACGCCAAACTCATAATCAAAATTGCTTTCGTCATCCTCGTTCATGGCCGGAATCCGAATGAATTTTGCTCTGGGGTTATTTTCGTACTCCCGTTCCAGTCGCCCGATCACATCGTGAACGCTCCACCGGGTAGCAATATGAAGCTCTTTGCATTTGTCGCCGATTTTACGCTGTCGCAGATCGGTGGTGTAAGTCTCCCACAGCTTGTCCAGACGCTCTTTGGATAGAGCGACCTCAATACCAGATACCAGATCGTCGCAGTACAGCAGGTTCGCCGCCCGGTACAGACCGGCATTGCCCGTTCCGATAGAGGTAAATTCCAGCGTCTCAAATCGCTGACGCTTATCAAGGTCAATTCGGCAGTCCTTTGCGTTGGTGCTGGACACCTGAACGGCAGGGAAGACATCATGCCATAGATATTCCCCCTTTGAGTCAAACAGCCGCAGACATTCGTCATACACGCCCCGCACAAAGGAATTGGAGTGGCTGCCCGTCAGATTCGGGTTGTTTGGGTCGCGTCCGGCAATCCAGGTCAGCAGGAAGATTGCAAGCGTGGTCTTTCCTACGCCGGGGGGCAAACTAACCGCCAGCAAATCCAGCTTGTCATCCCCGCACAGTGCTTGCAGCGCGTCCACCACGGGCTTTAGCTGCTTCTTCCGTGGCTGATAAAACCGCTTTTTCGCCTGCCTGTCCAGCTCCATATAGGTGAGATAGCTGTCAAAGTCATATGGAGCCTCAAACAATAGCCCCCGCCGCCAAAGGCTGTAGAAGCCCTCCACCTGAGACATGGGCACTTTATCCATCATTCGGTCGCACATATCCTTCAATTTTTTATTCGCCCGATGTGCCGCCGTGAAATCAGTCTCAGCCCATGCCTGACACAGGGAAAACAGGTCTTCATATGCCCCGATATCACCCGGTCTGTTCTCGATAGCCCCCAGAATGGAGTTTGACAATTTCCCATAATCCATACTCTCACCTCACAGAGCGTCCGCTTGTTCAAATGCTTTCAGCAGTTTGGGAAACTGGATTGCGAAGAAATCCACCATTTCCTCGTTTTGTGCCCAGTTGGAATTTTCGGCAAGGCCGCTTTCAAAAAGAAATGCGTGAATGATCTCATGCCGCTTCACCTTGTTTGTCTGAGCCAGAAGGTTTTGCTTGCAATTTGGTTCTCCCTTGCTGTCTTCGTAATTTTCGACCAGCATCTCTTTCGTGGTTTCATCACAGAAACCGTCACAATCCTTGAGCCTAGGCTCTTTGCTTCCCCGAATTACTGCAAGCGTATATTCTGCTCCCAAAACGTCGATTTTCATAAATTCCCTCCTGATACAAAAATAAGGGCTGCCCGTGCGTATCTCAGCACAAGCAGCCCTTCGGCTATGGCTCCCACCTATGGGAACATTTATTCACTTATGGGTTTGCCCCCTATACATGCTTCATAAGCTCTATCAGCACGAATATGGGGAACAGAATAATTAGCAACACCCACATAGGTCAGACCTCCTTATTTCAGTTCGCAGTCAGTGAATCCACCTCTTCCAATGCATTTTCCCTCAAATGTAATCGTATCTCCCACTTTGACTGTTTTCAGGGCATCTTCCTGATCTTTCTCAAATTCTGCGTAGAAGTAAACGATGGTATTACCGACTCTGGCTTCCATCGTCAGTGTAGCGCCGCCTGTCAGATTCAGAAGCCCGCCGGTGCTCATTCCGTCGATTGTCGCAGTAATACGGTATCGGTTGTATCGGTATGTATCATTTGCCAAAAGCTCGTTCTCTTTGTATGCATTGTATATATCGTCGTAAGCAACAGAAGTATCTGCGGGTTCTGTGGTAGGTTCAGTTTTCTTCAATGCCGAACTTCCTGTTTTCTGCTCAGCGGATTTTCTGAGCATTGGAAGTACTTCTATTTTTTCATATCCGCATCGTGTACACCTCTGGACATATTCGCCGTCCTTATCGTCCGTTGGCTCTACCCGCCGAACATCTTCCATAGAATGCCCGAGTTTCTTTAAGGTTTCTTTTTTATCGCCACCGCAAAGATTACAATGGTACTTCTCGTACCCGTTTTCGGTGCAGGATGCTTCTTTGCTTTCCACCAGCTTGTATTCATGTTCGCACCATGTGGAAGGATTTGTTGACACTCCGATTATCAAAAATAAAGCAAAAGAAAGCCAGAACCATTTGACCCATTTCATTTTAGGCTTCTTTTGTATTTTTCGGATAACCCAGATGATCAACAAAATAGGAAGTGCAAGTATTTCGATTGCAAAAAGCGTGTACATGGCGGTTGATACAGCCTGCATAATTACCCCCCCTACGTCGTATTTCAGCTTTCCTTTTGGTCAATCACGATCTGATCTGCTCTTCTGGCACCGGGCTTGCGCTCCTGAATGACTACCTCATAGCCCAGAACGTCCAGCATTTCGACTGCTTTGTCGAAGGTCATGTTGGGGCTTAGAAGCCTTGAGCTTACATCGTTCCCTCTCTGTTTGCCAATGGCTTTCGCCATAGAGATAAGAGAGATGTTTTTCTCTTTCATAAGGCTGCGAATCGCTTTGTTGATTTGCATTGGTAGCACCTCCTGTGTGCCTTTAATATACACTAGATATATTTGATTGTCAATAGGATTGCCAAAATAAAATTGGTGATGTGACGACCGGAGGGAGCTTTTATATAGTTGGTTCTTGCCTTTTTGTTTTTCGCGCGATTTTTGAAATGTTGATTTTGTGCAGCATAAAAAATAAGAGAGCCCCCGCAAAGGATGGCTCTCATTAAGTTGACATTATTCGACAATCTGTGTATAATAAATTCCGTGGAACCTACCGTCCGCGTCGAGTTTCCTGGCTTGCCATAGCCTACCTCCTTTGTAGACGGTGTACGGTTAAAAAGACGGTTGCCTGTCATCCCGCGAGTGCGGAATGGAGGCGTGTGTATAGCCCTCGCGGGAAATTTATTTCTCATGGAGGTGACCATACATAACTCTTCAAGATGTTTTCTGGATTGTGTCTATCTGCTGGATTCTCGTCCAAGCATGGGACAAGTTCCATAACAGAAAGAAGTGAGCCGTCTGTTCACAGCAGAACGGCTCACGGTTGTTTGAGCGCTAAGCTCTCGACCTACTAACTTGTATGCTCGTGGCAACCGTCTGGGTTCCCACCGCAGGGGACATCTGTTGCCAGCAGGTGTTCCCTGTGTTATTATTATAGGCCTTTACAGAAGCGTTGTCAAATAATTTTTTAATAACTTTTTTAGTTTTTTATCAAATCCCCAATCTTGCAAGACTTCCGTTTGGAGGCCTTTTTTCTTTTTCCGGGATTTTGAGAAGGAGAGGGGCTTTTTATTTTTGCGGGTACTTGTGGGGCTAACCCCCGCCGAATCAGGCCGCCCATATCCCCCACCCCCGGTGCTATCCAGCAGCAACCGGAACCGCTGGGCAGTGCCGGACGGCACAAAATCCATGGGGCGCGGGCTGTCCACTCTATGCAAACACGTTTTGACCGTATCGGCATGAATGATAAAACGAACGCAACAAAATAAATATTTGGTTGCGTTCAAGGCTATAAAAGCACACGCCAAAATACAATATCTATTGAAAATGTTTCGATTTTGCCGCGTTTTGCGGTGTTTTTGTGTCCTTGTATCGTGGACTAGGTGCATGTACTTGTGTTGTAGACATTTATGCTATTATGTGCGCATACAAAGCACTGTAAAAATCAAACTTCCAATGTAAAAAGAAACCAAATAAATTTGTATTTCCCTATTGACAGCCAAATACATTTGGTGTATAATATCCACGTAAACAAGAAAGCGCCCCCGGAGGCCGTAGGAAAGCAACCCGGGAGCGCACCACACAAGGAGGCACCGCTATTATATCACGGCCTCCGCAGAATTACAAGGAGGAATATTATAATGATTATCAACGGAAAGAACTATCTGTTACTAGAAAAGCGCGGCTGCAATTTTAATGGAGGCGTCCCGGCCACCACCAAAAGCGACGTTGGCAATTATCGTGTATGCACGATGGGCGAGACGATCCCCTGCAAAGACGGCCGGAATTATTTCCTTGAATTCTCCCTTTGGCAGAACCGCAGCCAGCCGCGCTATACAAACAAGCGAACCGGCGCACCGCTGAAACACCCCGCGCAAGAGATAATCAACCCCATCGGGCTACACATAGACACGCAATACACCGACGCAAGCGGCCAATCTTGGCGCAGCCTCGACCTAGAACAGCGCATCCACAAACGGAACCCCAGCTACACCGCCGCCGATATTCTTTCCATTGCAAACGAGATCAGCGTGGAACACTACGACGGCATTAAATGGGTTTATTCTTTCCGCGAGACCATCGAGCATGGCGCGAACTTTACGCCGGCCACCATGATTTCCACCTATGCGAAAAGAAACCGCCTGGAAATGGATTCCCGGTTCGGGACTCTCCTTCTCAGGCTTTACGCCGGAACATATAAATATCTAGCATACGACGTCCGCAGCTTTGGCGGCCGCGATACTGTAACCGTTATTCTTGAGGAGGTCGGCGCGTGATTATCCTTGCAATTCTGTTTTTCCCGCTGCTAGTTCTGGCGGAGCTGCTAAAAATCAGCAAATAATATTCAAGCCGTCCGGGCCTTGTCCCGGGCGGCTTTCTCTTTGCCCTGCCAACGTGGCGGGGCTTTTCTCTTCTATGCCCTGTAAGGCTTTCAGCGGCTTTCTAAGCGGATTTTATTCTTGTAATATACATTAACGCCGAGCATCGCTTCCCCCTTAAATTAAGCGCGTACGGGCTCCACGCAATGCCGCGCGGCATTTTATGCAGTGCGTGGGGCGCTCAGCGCCCGCGATTGCCCATATTCCTGTGCCGGATATATCAGGGTTCCCCCGCAGCTTTTCGCCCGTCCGGGTGCTTTCTGCGCCCCCCTTGTATTCTGCCCGCTGTTGCAGTGTAAAAGCACCGCCACACAGTCCGCACCGGCTCCGATCAGATTTCCCGCCATGTTTTTGCGTCAGGGCTGAAAATCCCCGCAAGGCTACCAGCTCGTGAGCCATAGTCGCAAAGTCGCAGCCGAAAATTCCCGTTTCATAGTCGCAGAAAGTCGCCCCGAAAGTCGCAAGACCTCCGGGGCGTTTTCATAGTCGCTATAGTTGCTGGGTCAAAGTCGCTGTTATAGTCGCTCAGAGTTTTCGACCGCACTTCGGGCAAAATTCTAGGTTGGTAGCTATATACATCCAGTTAACGGAGCTAATTATTCCCGACAGCTGCCCGCTTTCGCATAATTCGCAGCCATTATCTTTCTCCTTGCTCTCCGTATCGGAATTGTTCATTTCCAAAAAAACACCATCCAAACTCACGTCTCAATCTCCCCCGCTTTCCGCGTCGATGATAGTCGCACCGCTCCCACGAACATCTTCCAGATACTTCTGCCGCAGCTTTTCCGGGTCTGCCCGCTCTCCAAGCGGATTATCCGGCTTTAAGACCACTTCCTGTTGGTCTGTGTAGTTCATATTGTTTTTCATCAAAAAAATTCCGGCAACGGGGTTAATCTTGCCATTTTGCATGAAATCCTCCATCTGAGCGTTGATTAAATCCCGCGCTTTTTTGATAGTGTCACGCACAGAGTCGCTTAAATCCCTGCTTCTAGGCTGATTATTGCACCACCGCCACATGGTCATTCTGTCCACCCCGAACGCCAAAGCGAACCCTGCGAAAGTCGGCTTCATATCATTCTCAGCGCACAGGTTGAAATAGTCGAAGCATCGTTTCTGTACCGCCTCCAAGCTGTCCATGTCCGGCTTATCCCACTTCATGATAGTCATGGAATGGTTAATGTACTTGGTATTATCTCCTGGTTCCAGATCAGGAACTTGATAAGGCTTCTTTTTGAGTTTATTGCTTTCCGCCAAAGTCGTTGTCCTCCTTTACTTTCTAAGTAGATTTAATATATACTTTATCATAACACATACACACTACAAGATATAAGACTTATATATGTTATATATAAATATATCTCTTATATTGAACCCAAACTGGTAGGCCGTTCTCATTAACAGCAGACACCTTTCCACAGCATGGGCATTTCACAGAAAGCCTTTCCTCTACTGTTGCCCCTTTTGGGTATCCGCTGGTCGCCGGTTTGCCATTATAGAATCTGGCGTAGAAGGTTTCGCCTCCGATGATGAACCGGAATTTGCACCCGCACCACGGACAGTCCAGAACGCTCGTTTCACATTTTCCGGGCGATATGATTTCCATTTTACCCCCTCCATTTCCCAGACTTATAAAAGTTTTTCTTGACACGCCCCATGTTATCCCTCCACAAGACAAGTAATTGTTGTCAATATCCCCGCATCATTCGCTGCCGCCGCTTTCCTGTCCCGGTATCTCCTTTGAGCGGCTCTCTGGGCGTGGGCTTTCTGGCACTCCAAGCTGCAATAGATTTTCTGCTTGATTTTCCCCTGCGTGAATTCCTTCCCGCATTGGGGGCAGATTTTGGAAATGCCCTGTGGCGCTTCCACGTCCTCCGCATCGGCCTGAATTGGCGGGTGGTATCCGTGCATTGCCATGTACTTCCCGTAGCTCGTCCCGGCCTTCTGGGCGGCTATGGAGCACAGGGTGAGATAATCCAGCTTCTTGCTCATGGTTCTCACTCCTTTATTTTCCGCCACAGCTCGATGACGGCCCTGACAATTATAAGAATCCCCCATGTCAGCCCCGTGGCAATAAGCACGCAGAAAAGCAGGAACACAATCACAGCGAACACAGCCGCGATAACTTCAGCCATTCTCTGCTCCCCCTTTCTTCTTGGCAATCCGTTTTTTCTCCGCTTCTTTCAGGGCGTTAAACGTCATGATGTAAATATCCATTGTGTAGTCCGTGTCCACCGGAATCAGCGGGGCGATAAAGTGCCAGCAGTCCATGTAGGTGAGTTCATTGCTCATTCTCCGACCTCCCGTATTTTCACGTAACTGCAAAAATCGCTTTCTAAATGCCCTCCGTGCCAAATCTCGCACCCGCCATACCGTTCCAATGGGTCGCCAAGCTTGCGGGCAGCCTTGCTCCCATACGGTTTCCAGTTCTCGCATTCTCGGCACCGGACTACAGGGACGGCATCCACGGTATCAGCCTGATTTATCATCATCACAATGTTCGCCACTGTCAGGTATGTGGTGTTGCACCCTGTGCTAAATGCTATGATTCTGCCACGAAGCTCATCTGCATCAATCAGCCGCATAAAAATCCTCCCTCCTCGGCATCTCTTTCAGCCAGCGTCTGACGGCAAAGAACCGAATGCGTGACGGCTGATTCTTCGCCCACCGCTCAATAGCGGCGGCGTAAGCAATTCTAGCGTTAAGGCGCTGACGGTGTTCTTGTCTTTCACTCATTCCGATTTACCCCCTTTAGCCCCGCTGATAGGCTATAATGCGTTTGATCTTGTCGTAGCTTTCATCTGTTGTTATAAAATCCTGTGATGTATCATCAGGGCTTGTAAGCGCAAAATAAATCTGCGCCCCGTTCTCCGTTGGCCATATATCCTCCACCCAGTCCAGATTAACCAGCCGGGGCTCGCCCTTCCAATGCACCTCGATAAAATCAGCCATTCTCTGCGCCCCCTTCCTTCGGCAATTCTGGAAGCGGCTGCCAGTGGGTGATTTCAACATCGTCATCCACCTGATCCGTTTCGTTCGCGCCGCACTCTACAAGCAAATCTTCGCAAACACACGACCACCAATACCAAGCCTCCCTGTAATAGACAGCAGTCGCTTTTTGCGGAACGTCCTTCATGTACCGGTAGTACGGCGCTGGGTTGTGATTTACCCACACCACATTTACAGGCTCAAGTTCCTCCGGCGGCCTCTCACTGCACGGAATCCACATTGTCCGCTCCAACGCCTCCATGCCCATCCGGCAGGCTTCGTTCACCTCGTCCATGCCGTCATAGACCTCCCGGTGTTCCGGGTCAAGGATTTCGATTGCTCGTTCAATTTTCATGATCATCCTCCAATTCCATTTTTGCGCCGCAATGGCAATATGGATTATTCTCTGGCTTGTTAAAGCAACCAAATGTCTCAATGCGGCCACACACGGAGCATTCGTATTCCCCACAAGCTGCCATTCTGCGAACAAGTCGCCATTCCCCATGCCGCACCGGCTCCACGTCGGCGGGGGGAGAAGCCACCTCAAATTCTTCGGACAGCCATTTCCGCACAAAGTTCAAGTTGGCTGAGCCGAGCCCAACGTGCATCTCTCCGTCTTGCCACCACATGATGTTGTAATAAGTCTTTTCTGGGTTGTTATTCACAATGATTCTCGCGAACGAGGTTTTAATCTTTTCTCGCTTCGCAGCCGCCTCCCGGCTGATATAATCACTCATTTCAATTCCTCCACGTAGCACCAACTCTGGGGCGGGCGTTTGATATGACCGCCATATTCGCAATATGCACACCCATATTCATCACACACTTTGCCTATGCAGATTTCAAACGGGCGTGAAAACTCGCTCAGCTTCTTCGGCGTATCGTAGATTTCCAGGTTGGAAATGTGCCAGCCGTACAGTGTTGCACCTTTTCCGTAGTCCCACAAAGCACCGTCCACAAGCATAGTCTGCGCCACAAAGTCATCGTCCACATCGTAGATTCCATACGGTTCTGTTGCCGCCTTGATGGTTTCAACCCGGTCGCAAATAAACTCCCCAATGACCTTGCCCC